AAATGTACATTGAGAAGCTACAAAAAGAGGAGGAAACGGCATGAGTGAAATCATAATCACAAGCAGTGAATCCCCTTATGCACTATCCACAACGAGTGTATTATGAACTGGAACGAAAACGACTGGCCCCAATTCCTTATTGGTGACAGCCCCGATGAACGGACATTTGTTGTCCACCTCCACCATCCCCGATTCGTTGGGGAGGTGGAGGAGAATGACGACGGCACGGAGTCCATTCGCCCGACATTCATTGACGACATCGACGGCATGGACGCAGCCGCAATAGCTCGGCTAATGAGGGAGGCGGGCGACTTTTATGTGGAGGAGATTGAGAGGGAGCTTTAGAAGCCAGCGGCTGCTTCCCTCCGCATCCGGCTCTTTATCTTGGTGCGTATCTCTGACGTTTTGGAATTGAGGAACTTTTGCAGCCGCTCCTTGTCCAGTCTCTCCATGATCCGAATGACGTTTTCCCTGCGGAAGTACCTCCCCAACTCTGCACCGGCTCGCTTGACGAACTCGTATCGCTCATCATCCGTCATAACCCTGTCACCAATCGGAACAGAGCGTGACAGCCCCGGCAGGAACGCGCCCTTTCTCTTGAGCAAATCAAAGAACTCATCCTCCTTGTCATGCACCCAGAAAGATCGGCCAAGGCTGAACCTCTCCATGCCGGGGTGAATCATGGGTTCGCCTAGCGCGTTCAGTGCGGGCTTGCCGTAGGCGCGTGCGATAGGCATACCGCTTACGGCTGTGCCGAATACGCTGTCAGTCTCGCCAATAGCTGGGTCTATCGCCTTCGACAAGTCCTTGAATCCACGAGGAACAAAGCCAGTGGCAAACCGGACTCCAAACTTTTGCAGCCCCGCCTCGTTGCCGAACGATATGTCTCGCCAGACTTTGCCTATCGTGGACAGGAACCCTTGGTTCAGGGGTGCTCTCATCTGCTCCATCACCATCGCAGTAACCATTTCCGACTTCTCCGTGAAGCCCTTGCCGTATCGCTGCTCATCCGAGACAACTCCCATCATGGCAAAGATTTGACCAAGGGGATGCTCAGAGTAGTTGATCCTCTTGCCGAACAGCTTAATCGTGTAACGCTTGTAGCCGCCCGCCTCTAGCTGCCTGCGCTTGTTCTTGTCTGTCGGGCCAAGCGCGGTGACTTCAAACTCATCATCGTCCTCGTCCAAGGCTTTCGCCATTAGGCTTATCAAGAGCATACTCCCAACAAGTTGCTGGTAATGAACCAGCGACCTCTGCTCCTCGTTCAAGTCCCAACGCTTGCTCCACGGCATGGTTCTGCTCATGCCAACGCCGGGGACGTACATCATCTTTTCGTTCACGACGTTGGCGACAATCTTGGTGAACGGGATCAGGGCAGCCTTAATCCACTTTGGAGCCTTGTCACCCTTCGCTTCACTCTTGGCAACACCTTGGTCAATCCAATTGGCCAAGGCTCCGAGCAACCCCTTCGGCTTTTGCGTATATGTTGTTTCAAGTCCGAACTCAGTTGACTGTTCATCAAGCTCGGCATCGCGGGACTGCTCAAGTATCTCGATCTGCCTGCGCTTAATCTCCCTTTTCTCTGCTAGGGACAGCCTGTTGTTGGGCGTGTCTGCCAGCTTCAAGTCTTGCTTGGCCTTGTCGTATGCCTTAACGCGGGCATCCTCAGTCAAGAATAGCTCGTCCTCGACTTCGGCTAAGACTTCCTTGTGAGACTTGCCCCCCTCCTTGGCCTTCTTGATAGCTAGGACGGCTGCTTTCATCTCCTTGCCAGACTTAAACATCATCAAGTCGACGCCAACCATGAGCCTCTGAACATACTTCATGTGCGAAACAGTGCGGAGCCACTTGGAGTCGCTGTCAGAAATCATCTCCAATGTGGCTGGAGCTTGGGCAAGCACTCCCCCTAAGTTCACGCCCTTCTCAGCAATCGCATAAGGGTCGTAGCTTCTGCGCCCACTGAAGTCTCCCTGTAGTGCGGCCCTGAACTCAAGCCAACCGGCCTTTGTCATGCCCCTCACGGCTGCACCAAGAATGACAGCAGTGTAAGCTGGGTGCTTGGCGATGGCGTGGGAAATGCGGAGCATCAAATTTGAAAGACTGCTAACTGTATTGACGGTCTGCGTTCCGACGCCGGACAGGATGGAGGAGTAGTAGAAGGCAAGGGCTATGTCTCCCGCGTCCACCCCTTTATGCTTGGCGAGATACTTCATCATCTCGGCGGCCTTCTTATTTTTCAGGTTCCCATCCGGCTCCGCGTCAATTGCGTCGGCGTACTCCTTTAGCCTGCGAGACATCTCCTCAGTGATCTCTGGCAGCTTGAACTTTTTGATTAACTTGCCCCAAGCGGCCCGCTTTGATCGGCTTCCCTTATTGAAATCCTTGATAAGCTCATCTGCTGCGATCTTCAAATCTGGGGTGTTGATGTTGCTTGCGGCACTTGCCTTGGAAATAATCTTGTCCACCGCCTTCTTCTTTGCCGCCCTTGTTCGCTTGCCGACCGACTTGGTTACTGCCGCCTCAACCTTCTCTGCTTCTTTGGGATTTATGCCTGCCCCTTTAGTCAGCTTTTTTGCCAGCGGCTGGTCGGAGGTTTCTGCCTCTGTGTAGTGGCCGCGTATGATTTCCTTGGCCTTCTTTTTCTGGTCAATAGCAACCCCCTGCGGTGCGCCTGACCCAGCCTCGGCTCCTCCCGACTTGGCAACAGCGTTGTCGATTGCTGCCGACTCGCCCTCGATAACATCGTCAATGACCTTCTCGTTTTCGATGTTGAGGGCGTCAACCATCTGGTCTGTGTGTGGGCGTATATCCTTTTCTTTGCTCGTCTGCACGTTGCGGATAGTGCGCTCGGCAAGTTTCCTCAGCCTGACGCCAGCAGTGTAGAAGTTGCGGAGGAATGAGATGGCTCTGCCTGCGCTCAATTCAGCCTCCTCCTGCCTTGAGAAAGCCTCAAGCTCATCAGAAACAAGTCGGTCAATCTCGTCCTTAGATGCGCCCTCCCGCTTCCTCTGCTCTATCCTGTCCGACATATTTTTTAGCAGCAGTCGGCCAGCAGCTATTTTTTCATGGCTGTCTAGGGTGGATGAGTCGGTTCCATGAACCTGAGCATTAAGCTCAGAGATGGATAGCCCCTTCACTTTGGCATCCAGCTTGCCCAAGAACTCATCTGAAGTCTCAGGTGTGTAGCTAATCATCGCGGGAGTAATTCCCTCTATTACTTCTGGCGGAGTCTTTGCATCCTCGATAAATCTGGGCGCGAGCTTATGGAACTTCACATTCCTGTCAGCCGAGCCTCCCTTATCGACTGCCATCATCCATTTCTCCAACTCATTGACAGCCTTACGAGTGGAGGAATCACCGTCTGGGGCGATGGGTGCTCCGAAAAATTGGGCGGCAGCCTCGCGCGGAGAGGTTCCCGTGTCTTCAATCATCTCCGCAAACATCCTCTGCATTTCTTTCTTAAAAGCATCGACGTGCTGCTTCGCCTTGTAGGGAGAAACCCCAGCCGCACGCGCTATTGCGCTCATGCTGGGGTCTACATCTCCGCCCCCAACTAAAACAATATACTCATCCACGACAGCCCCAGCCTCCTTGTCGCCTTTGCCTTCGAGAGAATCCAAGTACCGATCCTTCATCTCCCTCACTGCCGCCGCCGACTCATTCTCTGTTGAGGCTGTGTCCGGTGAGGTGACGCTTTTGTCGCCCAACTTTTCCACCAAGTCCACGCTACCCTCGTCACTTTGAGCCTGCGCTAAATCACCCTTAAAGCCAGCCGTCACGCCGCCTGCGCTTGGGGCGGCGTCCAGTGGGGAGACGGATTGCGGGACGTGCCGCTCCCTCCCGCTGAACTCGTCCTTCACCTTCTTGCCTCCACGCTTTTCAGCCCCCTTGTGTTTGGCGAGCCTTTGCTTGAGGCGATCTCCCCTGATACTTAACTTGGCCGCAGCCTCGGCGGGGTTCTCCCCTTTTCTTATGCTAGCCCGTAAGTCGTCAGCAGCATAAACCAGTGCGAAGTTTATGTAGAAATCCTTATCATCATCTGATACTTTATCCGCAGAGGCTGCCGCCTCAGCTTGCCTTTGAGCATACTCATAAAGGGTAACATCCTTCCCTTTCACCTTCCTTGTGTGGCTCACAAGCAAGTCTAAGTCTTCATTATCTGGCGTAACCCTTGGCCCAGAGGTGACGCCTGAGTCGGCCTCGGCCTCAGCGTCGGCCTGCTGACGCATCTCCACCATCAAATCTCCTGCCCCGTCAACCAGTGCCTTTAAGCGTGGGCCTGCGTCCACGCCACGCAGGAAATCTGATATTGACCGCATTAACGCAACCAGCCGCTGGCCCAGAGAGGTGTACTGCTCCGGCAGCATCTCGCCCTTCTGCTGTTTTTCGATAATAAAGCTGGCGAACTCAGCCGCCCCCTCGGCCCCGCTTACCTCCTTGCCATAAGCCTCCCGAACGGCAGTCTTCTGCTCGTCGGTCATCTCGTTCCAGATAGCTTCAAGCTCCACAACAGGGTCATGCCCTGCATTTATTAGCGCAGCGAATTTTGCGAGGTGAGATAACTCATGGGACACGACTCCCTCCAAGCTGAACTCAGACTTGCTGCTCTCCTTGGCCAGCATGGCCGGATCAACGAAGATCACATTCGGCTCAGACGGACTTGTGGCCAACGCCCACGCCCCGCCAGAGTCTGCCACTTTCACCTTAATCCTTCTCAGCCCGTACCATGCCCCCCCTTTTTCAGTTTGCTTAACCAGTTCCCCTTTTACTGTCTTGATTGCCTTGATGTCGCCCTGACGCTTGGCTCCCAATGCCTCTTGGGCTGCATCAAATAACGCCTGCTTCGACTCAGGCGGGCCGGAGAGGCGACCAAATCTATCCTCGTGCAACTGCCTCTTCTCCTCCAGCCTTGCGAGTTCCTCAGCGATTCTTGTGGCGTCTTCTCTTGTGAAGACTACGGAGGTGTCCCCGTCCGTGGCGCGTTTCAGCTTGTTGTTAAGCTCTGGGTTAAGTTTCGATTTCTCCATCGCCCCGTCCCTTGCGACTTGCGCATTAGACAGTCGGGCCTCCGCTTCCTCTATCGCGGTCAAATCCCCTTCGGCCTGCGCAAGCCCAAGCTCAAGCATTGCGTCATCGACTTCCTTTTGGGCGGCCTCAACAGAGATGTCGGGTTCTTGCCCCGCTGCTCTAGCCTCCTCGGACTGGATTTCCACAACATCATTCAACTCATCAATTTTATTCGCCGCCTCCCTCGCGTCATTCACTGTGAACGCCGAGCCATCCTTCAGTGCATTAACTACGTCCGGTTCCCTGATGATCCCATCGGTGTTTGACGGCGAAACAAAAGAAATGTCGATGCCCTCACTCTTAGCTCGATCAAGTGCTCTCCTCGTCGCGCTGACCTTCGGTGCAGTGGTAGCCTCCTGTTCAGTGGTAGCCTCCTGTTCAGTGGTAGCCTCCGGTGCAGTGGTAGCCTCCGGTGCAGTGGTAGCCTCCGGTGCAGTGGTAGCCTCCTGTTCAGTGGTAGCCTCCGGTGCAGTGGTAGCCTCCTGTTCAGTGGTAGCCTCCTGTTCAGTGGTAGCCTCCTGTTCAGTGGTAGCCTCCTGTTCAGTGGTAGCCTCCTGTTCAGTGGTAGCCTCCTGTTCAGTGGCAACATCCGGTGCAGTGGCAACATCCGGTGCAGTGGCAACATCCGGCGCAGTGGCAACATCCGGTGCAGTGGCAACATCCGGTGCAGTGGCCGTTTCCAGATACTCCTCAATCGCCATTGCCGACTCAGGGGCTGCGGACTCCTTGGCTACTTCTACTTTCTTTCTCTTCTCCCTTAACTCCAGCACGGCATTGGCTGCCCCCATTTTGCCGCCCCAGAAACCGCCGATAGCCCCTGCGTACAAGCTGCCGGAGATGGACTCCTTGAGCCATTGCTCAAAGTTCTCCTTGTCCGCTGGTCTGGACTTTGAGGACAGGTTGGAGATGATTGCCTGCGCCATTTCATCTGAGCTTTCCTCGAAAAACTCAGAGAAAAATCCTGCTCCCCACTTCTTGGCCACGTCGGTGGACGACCCCTTGATGATCTCGGAAAGAGCAGCAGAATTTAGTGGCTGCTCAATGCCCTTCGACCCAAACAAATTGACATATCTTGTTATGATAGCGGTCGTCATTCCGCTGATGACGGCAGGCAGATAGGCTCTCTGCCTAGCCATCTCACGCACAACAGAATCTGGCAAATCCCTGTTCAGCGGGTCGCTCCGTAGCTGCCCAAAGTAACCCTCCTCATGCTCACCAAAAGCCGAGCCAGCCGACTGAGCACCAGACACGCCGACCATTGTTCTGAATGCAGCCGCAGGATTTTTTGTTACCGCAAGAGTACCCACGCCAGCCGCCACCGTGGGGATGAGCGACATACCTCCTTCGATTACATCAGAAGCAACACCCATTACTCCACTGGGCCTGCGCATACGAATAACATTCCCGTCCTTGCGGATTTGGCCAGCGTAGTCATACATACTGTTGGCCCAGTCATCCCCAAATATATCAACAAACATACCAAGGGCATTGATTGAGCCAGCCGCCAGCGTATGAGCACCGCTCACAAACGGATCATGCCACTTCTTCGGAGCATTACTCAGCCTCTCCGCCTCTGCATCCCTCTCCTCCTCGCGCCTCTCATACTCCTTCTTGAGCGCGTCAAGCCTACTGAATGGGTCGTACCCACTTCTGGTAGCCATTGGGGCAACTGTTTGACTGCCTAAATAATCTGGGTCTTGCTTTAGGAGTCCGCCAAACGGGTCGGAAGAAAACTTATTCTCCTCTGCCTTAACAGGATCAGTGCTTAATTGTGACATAATGGGCTATTGGGGGCGGGGCGCGGGGGGTGTCCGCTTAACTTCCCCTCGTTGCCCTCCTCCTTTCTTGAGTAGGTAATCGGTGTTTGGAGGGAGCGCATCCGCCGCATCTCTGGCGTTACTAAACGACCTTGCGCCATAAAGTGCCTTTAGTTTCTCGTATTCAAGGCGGGCTGCTAGTTCTTCATTGTGATGGCGCAACTCTTTTGCGTATTTATTCCACACATCCTCCTTCGCGTTTTTGTCTGGCTTTTTGGGTAGGCTGTTTTCAAAAACAAGTTTGCCATCATTGTAATTTTCGAGAAAAGCCTGCCCCGCAGCGACTGCGGCCCTTTCATTGAGCTTCGGCACGTTCAGCTTGAAAATAGCGTCGCCCCGCCTAACGACCTCCTCGGTGAACCCTGCGGGAACAGGCTTGCTGGCCTTCCAAGACTGAATAGCCCCCTCCACAGAGGCCACATCCAAGTCGCCACTTTGGTTGAGGTACTTGTTGTAGTAGCTTTCTCCAACCTCAAGGCCGTCAGGATTGAGAGCCTTGGCCAATTCATTATTTGTTGGACTTAAATCTAGCCCGTACTTACCGGCAAGGGCGCGCAAATGGGACACGTTCCTTCGTGTCCTTGCCCGCTGGATGGACTCAGGGTTTTGCATCTCGTTGTGGGAAAGCCCAAAATCAATAAGCCCGACTATATTGTTCTCCTCGCTGATCCTCGCCCTGCTGAACAGGGACTTAGCCGCCGCACTGGCTGCGTCTGTCTGCGCCTGAATAGCCTCTGCTCTGGCCTTGGTGTTTGTAAGGCTGCTGGGCAGGGGGAGACTCTGAATGTCGATAGGATTCGCCATCGGGTCACGCGACTTCACATTTAAATCAGCCACAAAGGACTGCAATAACCCGCGCTGATCCTCGTACTCCACATCATCTGCAATCTTCATCCCCTGAATGGCGATTTCGTTTTCTGACTTCTTCCAATTAAGCTCAGAGGTGATCCGGTTAAGGTCATGTTCCTCCCGACGAAGCACCAAGTTCTGCGCAGTCGCCTGATTCCCAAGCTCCAGCGCATCAAGCCGCGCCTCGCGCTGCTCATTGGCCATCGCCATGTCGAGCATGGCTTTCTGGTTCGCCAAGTTCCTTGCCCGCTGCTCGGCGGGGAAAGCCTGCTGTGCCTGCTGCATCTGCTGTTGCTTCGCCAGAAGTGATGTCTGGGTGGCTGCCTGCTCGGCACCGAGCTTTGCTCCCTGAGTAAATGCAGATACTGGGTCTACCTTTTGCGCCCAAGGCGTGTTCGCTGTGAATCTTCCGATGGCCATATTTTTTTTGGTTAAAAGTTTGAGAACGAGACTGGGCTGCCAGTGTACCCCGTTGGTGCTCCCAGCCTGTCACCGTACCCGTACCGCCTGCCTGCCATCCCGCCCAAGTCCGCACCGGCAGACCGACTGGCGAGGCCGCTGAGTCCTTGCTGCCATGATCGGACAGGGCCGTTGGCAGACATGGGCATCATGGACAACGCTTGGCTCCTGCCTGCTTGTAGCAGTCGCATCTGCTCATTCGCGGCAGCATACGGATCAGGCGCAGCCACCTGTTCCGCTTGGGCCAATGCAACATTGAACGCGCTATCACGCTCGGCAGTGTCCGCAGCATGGAATTGCTGGCTCGTGGGAATAAATGATTGAGCAATATCAAACGGCCTCGCCATGAACTGCGAGGATGTGTTCAGCCATCCTTGAGCGGCCGAAATGCCCTGCTGAATGAGTCCCAGAGAACTGACTCCCAGCTTCTGGGCGGTCAGGTTTTTCAGTGCGCCACTGCCCTTGCCTAGCCCGCCCATCAGGCCGACCCCAGCCATCGAGCGGGAAATCTGATCGGCCACTTGCTGCGGGATTTCGCCTTTGACCATTGAGCTTATGGCCGTTGGGACGCCCGCCCTCAACTCGTCCAAGCCGGGGACGCGGGACATGATCCCTTCCAAGATGTCCTGCTGCGCCTCGGTTATACCCCTGCCGAGGTCGGCGGCTTGCGAGAGGTAGTCCTTGCCTGATGTGATAGCTCGGCCAACCGCATCTCCTAAGTCTTTGCGGGTAAAGTCCGGCACTTGGACACGGCCACCGTATGCCTGCTTGCGTTGTTTTTCTGTCATCATTTATTTAGTCCTAGTTCATGTTGACGACCCCGCCGCCCCAAGTCTCCGCTCCCTCGATGCGAGGAACGAATACCGCGCCATCACCGAGATGGTGCATGAGTTGATCCTGTAGCGTCTTCACGGCTTTAGCCTCGTAAACCATAGCCTCGTCCATGATGTTGTTTTCCTCCTTGCGGATGGCCATGACCATCAGTTTCAGGGCGGGCTGACTGCTGATGAGCAGCCAGTCGATGTCATTCTCCGCAGGGATGAAACGCAGCTTGCCGGTGATGGTAACGGTGGCACTTGTGGTGATGCTGGGAATCATGCTTCGCCGGTAGGTTGGCAAATTCTCCAGTGGCTCGTATTCGGCAATCGTGCGAACACTGTCAGCGGAGACGTTGTATTCCTTCAGCGTGACATTCCCCTTGGTGTCCGGCTTCTGCACGCCGCTGAGGCTGCTGAAATTGTTCGTCGTCTCGGCGTAACTTTCCGTCATGGTGACATACTCGCCGTCCACATAATTTGATCCGTCCTGCGTCCGTATCCAGTTGCCATTGTCGTCGTACCCCTGAAGGAGAACCTTTGTCCCAGTGTCAACCGACGCCGTGAGTGAGTCCGTGTAGACGCGAATCCTTTTCCCAGTGCCGGAGATGTCAGAGAACGAGCACGCAACGTCTTGGTCAATTAGCTGGCCACCTATCGAGTCGTTGGAGTCGAGGACGCCGGGGCCAGTCTCAAGAAACTCAAACCACCTGTTGCGAACTGTCCCCGGCTTGTCATCTATGGCGACTGCCTCAATGGTTTGAAGCTGTCGAGGCCATGTTATCATCCCGTCATCCGTGGTGATTCGGTATCGGGCATAGGTTCCGGCCCATGAGCCTTGGTGCATGAGGCGTTGCTGCGCCTCGTTAATGTAATCGACCACGCGGCTGTCAGTGCTGGCCATGCCAAGCACCTTGCTGATCGGCCCCTTGATGTCTCCCAACGTGAGTTTCATTTAATACTTAATAATGTAATTCACAACGACATAGGGGGGCATATTCTGGTGCGCCGAGCCGCTGCCGCTTCCGCCGTCTGTAGTCGCAGTCCCTGACCCAGTGGCTTGGCCTCCGAACCATGCTGTGTTCGTTGACTCGTTCCCGTTTTGATAGAGAGAGATGTCGTGGGTATGCGACGGAAGTTCCGACTCTGTGAGCGTATGCGTCTTACTGCCGCCCGTCTCCCCCATTGCGTCAAACTCAGTCTGGGTTGAGTCAAGGCCAACCGCCATGCGGCCCTTTAGGTTTGGAACTTGAAAGTCGGTGCCGTCCGTCCCACCGTAGGTATTGGCGATGACCGCATACAAGTCCTCGTACTCAGGGTGAGAGGTGGTCGAGTAGGCAGAGCCGTCGCAAAGCAGCCAGCCTTCTGGAAGGACAGAGGCCGCTCCTCCGAACATGGTCATCGACCCCGCTGGCGTGGACATGAAGTTGCGCCACTTGTCGCTGGTGCTCATGTTGGAGTCGTAAATGTACCACCCCTTCGGCATACAATTGTCCGCCGGTTCCCCTTGCTTCAGCCAGATTTTGTCTTGATTGGATGAGGCAGGGGTGTCGTCCGTTGTCACAAACGTCGCCCCAACTGCTGAGGCCGTGGTTATCGAGCTATCGAAAAACTGGGCGTAAGTGGTCGCCATTGTTGAATGGCAAAAGTCGGACGGAAACGTGCCGGTGGTGAGGGTCACGTTTGTCGAGTTGGTTAGGTTGCTGCAATCTGGCATGATGTTTATTTATTTGTTGCCGAGGACACGCCTGACAGGCAGTCGCACGCTATCACCTTGCTTGCTCCGTCGATGAGCACGTCCGCATACGGCTCCTCTTGTATTGTTCTAGCATTAAGTCGGAGCAGTTTCAAACGCCCCTGCCCCTTCCACTTTATCCGTGCCGCAAATTCCCACCCCATGTTGAATCTCTTGTCCACGGCAGGCTCGGCATCGTCGATGGGTCGCCCAATCCTCATCCTTGGCCGGTACTGAACCTGAGCGTCCACAAATGACTCGCAGGATGAGGCGGTGTACTCTGCTATCACGTCCCAATTTTGCCAGTCGATCCAGCAGGGGTACTGGTCGGGGTGAAAGTCCACGTCAAAAGAGATCGTCCCGCCCGTTAGCTCGTCCATCCAGATGTCAGCAGACTCCAACTCTTTCGCTGACCCCGGCGTCCCAAAGTTAAAGCTCGGCGTCTCGATTTGGGCGGTGATCTTTTGGTTCAGGGCGTTGCCGCTGGAGTCGAGGTCAACGTCGAAAATCTCATCGGTGTCCAGCCGGAGTTCCCACATCTCTGTGTCCATCGACTCGTTGCGCACCATAGCAAAGCAACGCTCAGTGCCGCTGAAGTTGCCCACGGCAAGCTGGAGAAATTGCAGGGTGTAATCGCTGCTGTTGCGCGTCACGTCCAGTGACCAAAAGCCGTCGTAGGCCATCGGCAGCTTGCCCTTGAGGCCACCAACCAGATCGTAGTCCAACGCAACCAACCCCTTGTAGGCCACGCCGCGAGACTCGTCATTGACGGGCAGCGCAGTGCATAGGTAGCGGTTGTTGAACAGCACTGATGATGTCTCCGCAAAGTAGGTCGGATTATCGTACTTCAAGATGCGGGCCATCTCGCGGCTGATGGGCGTGTTGCCGTATTGTGATTGATCCCGCACAGCCATAATCAGGCTGCGGATGCCGTCACGGCTGCGGAAGTACAGGTCGCCAGATACGTGCTCCACCGTGTGATCGCCCACCGCGCCGTTGTTAATTAGGATTACCTTCTGGATCGGGTCTTGCAGCGCGAACCAGTCGTTGCGATCCACGGGAACGCGCACGCTCGTCACCGCATCGGCAGTGAACACGATCAACTCACCGTGGCCCAGTGCTGTGTTGGGTGCTGAGATGAACTCCAGCGAGGTGATGTCGCTGGTTCCGACTGGGACAGTAAATGACCCTCCCCCTGCGAGGTAGTCGTTCTCAGTAAACGTGAGGATTGAGGCTGTCCCTGCCTCACCAGTAACTAGGTTTAGTATATCCCCAGCCGTTAGCGTCCTGCCGTTAGCCACCCAGATTCTGCCGTTGCCGTAGGCCATTGCCGTGCCGACAGGAACCTGCTTAGTTGAAGCATCGCTGGCGGTGGCCCCTCCTGAGCCGTCCCATATCCACGCCCGATTGCTGCCGTCCTGAATAATTAAATAGTTCTCAGCTTGCAGGAAGTGAACTCGGCTGACGGTGCTGCTGAGAGTGACGGAGTTGGTGATGTCGGTGACATCCCAGTTGGAGCCGTTTGCACTGATCTTGTACACGTTGCCCCCCGCCACAGCGATCATGCTCCCGCTGCCGTCACTATGCTGGTAATAATGCGATCCCTGAAATTTATCGTCCTTCAACGCGGTGGCCGCTGCGGAGGAATTTAACTTGGCCCGCCTGAAGCCAGCCCTCGTCCTCGCAAAGCCGCCACGGAAGGTGACATTCTGCGCGTAGAACACTTGATTCTTCTCGATGAGCGACGGCGAACGCCCGCTGTCCATGCCGCCCTCAAGCGAGGTAATCGCGTCTGTAACCCTGCCCCTGTCTACGATAGCCATTAGAATTTAATTATGTAGTTCATGTACAGCGTCGGCTGGCGCACATCCACATCGTTCACGCCGCCGCTGCCGTCCCCAAGCGCATTACCAACCGTCACCCCTGTCCCAATGCTGCCGGACAGGAGATCAGCCAGTGAGTTTTCGGCGGATGCAGCAATGAGGTCGGAGTTCGTTGCGCTATTGCCGCACGTTGTTGCCCTTGAAAGAAATTTGTACCCCTTGCTTTGGAAGGAATCGCCATCGTCGTAGCACGCCCTCATCCAGACCTCATCGGACGTGGACTGGCTCACAGTGACTGAGCCACTGTCGAGTGAGGCCGTGTGGGTGTGCTCTGGAATGTTAGCAGCAGCCAAGCTGACGGCGGCGGCACCACTGGCAACCCCTCGGTCATAGCTAGAAGCGGTGTCCTCCTGTGCAATCACTCGGCCTGTCAGATCTGGCAGGGTTCCAGCCGTTCCGTAAGTAGTGGAGACGAGCGAGTAGAGTGCGCTGAAATCTGCTGTCTGCCCCTGCACGGTTCCTGTCCCGTTGGGAAGGGCGTCACCTGAGCACAACAGCCACCCTGTCGGCGCGGTGCTGCTACCCGCGTAAGCATTCACTGCACCGACAGGGACGCTACCGACCGAAAGGTCGGCCACTAACACGGCGTCATTGGACGAGAGTTGAGCGTATAACTTCCCGTCCTGCGCATAGAGTTGCACCTGATCGGCCCCCACTTGGCCCACAGGATGGTCACTCTTTATGTCCCGCGTTAGCACGCGCCTATTCATGGCTGCTGTTTCCCTTGGCTACTTGTAAATTATGATTACGTTGCTTACCCCATCGCCGTCCAAGTCGTTAAATTTGGCCGTGTCGAGAATTTCATCCCATTTAGAATTGCAGATATACCAACCCCACAACGCGACCACATTCGTGAGCAGTGAACCCACGAATAGGGCCAAGTAAATCGTGTGCCAAAGCGCACTCCATGTAGGCAGTATCTTCACTTCTTTTCAAAGCCCGTCCGCTTGATGAGGAATGGGTACGACTTGTGTTCGCCACTCCCGCTCGACGCACTTGCTGCTGGCCCCTCAATCGGCAGCTTGTCGATGTCTGCCTGCGAAATCTTGAGGGTTGTATCCATCGCCCACTCCACGCCGTTCTCTTCCGCCCATCGCCACATACGAGCTACCGGCACGCTGAGGTTGTAGTCAGAGCCTGCGCCACGAACCAGCATCCCGATGTACTTGCCGTCGTCATCAGCCATTATACCGCCGGACGAGCCGGGGTAGGCTGGCGCAGTGGTCTGGCAGAACGGCACCTTGAATAAAATTCTGCCGTGCGCTGAGAGGACTCCATCCGAGTACGAGTTGGAGCCGTTGCCTCCGAGGAACGAACCGCAATGATGCACCCGCTCGCCAATGCGCTTCAGGGGAGCACCTTTAGGCAGAAACTCGATGCTAGCCCCCGCCTTAAAATCCTCGCTGATAATTTGCATGAGCACGAGGTCGTGTTTATTGGCCGGTGAGTACCGAATTATTTTGGCATCGACAACAACCTCCCCAGTGCGTCGGCCATCAGCATTGCGCAATTCGCGTACCAACTTTGGATTCTCGAAGACGACTTTTTTCACGGGCTTCCCCGCGACAATCCTCTCCTCGACTCGGCGCAAGTGCTCCACGACGTGGCCAGCACTCCAGCAGAAGGTCGCGTTGCTGTCCCCCACCCGCCGTACAAAGAGCGAGCCGGAGCCTTCTGATTTTTGATACCCCGCCTCGGCGCGAACTGTCACAGATACGCGGTTCAAGTATTCGGGAACATACCTCTCAGCCGCAGTTACAACCGCGACGCTCAGGATTGCTGCAAGTGCTGTCAGTTTTTTCATATCCTAGTCTCCATTCGCTTTATCTTTTGCCCTAGCTTCTGCCTCAGCCCTTGCCGCTTCCATTTCAGCATCCCGCTTTAGTTCCTCTAGCGACTTCGGCCATTCCGTCTTCAGCGCAGCCAAGGCATCCA